TTCAGGTTCTGAGTGGTCTCGCAGTCATGGGACCGGGCGTCATGTGAGGTGTGCAGTGAATCATGTCGAATTTATTGAAAAGCACGTTCGCGAAGAACTTATCCGGCAGGGCTTCACCGCAGCTGTGGCGCAAGGGGGGGCATTTCAGGCCGTCGATATGTACAAGCGAATGTCTCAGGCAAGTCGTAAGGGGAGAATTTTCGATGATGTTTTGCGTCACGCGAAGTTATGGGCAGAAAAACAGACAGTGCCGGCAGATCGGTTTGAGTCGAAGCACATCAAGCGCGGTAAGCAGCAGGGGCTGTTCTGAAAGGGTGAAAGCCGCGGTGAGGGGTCACCAACGGCTTTCGAGTGCAAAAACGGGACGTAATTGCGAGGTCATTATGACAAACGCATGTACTAAACACCAGGCTAAAGGGGCATAGCATGTCAAATGTCGCTTATGCCGATTTTGCGGCACGTAGTGCCATCAGGAGCAACCGGATGGAGAACCAGAAGACCGGATTCATCCCGTTGTACCGGAGCGTACTGAAGAAGCCCTGGGCGAAAGATGTGTTCCTGCGCACGTTGTGGGAGAACCTTCTTTTGGGCGCTGCCCGTCAACCCTATACGGCTACTTTTAAAGCCGACAGTGGCCTCTACAAACCGGACAACTGGTAACCACAACGGCCGATTTGGGGCTGAAATTATGCGACCGGGAAGGGAAGCCGAGTAGTCGTCACGCCGTGGACAGGATGCTTGATGTTTTCGAGCGCGAAGGAATGATTACTCGTTCTGGAGAGAAGCGAAAAGGCACTGTGATAACAATCACAAATTATGAGCAATATGCTCAAAAAATAGACGATTTACCCGCGCAATTCCTCGCGCATAACGGCGAGCATTACAACGCGCATGACGAAGCCAGTAGTGGCGCGGCTTGCGAGGGTCATGCCGCGCATTTACCCGCGCATAAGACCGCGCAATTCTCCGCGCATCATGAACAACAATATAATAACAACAATATAAATAATAAGATCTCTTCGTCTCGGAATTCTGAAGAATCCCGAAACGAGGCGACACAAAAATTCCTCTCTCGTCACCCTGAAGCTGCTGACGGAATTTACACCCCGGCAGGTAAATCATGGGGAACTGCTGACGATCTCAAAGCCGCTCGCTGGATTCATTCTCTGCGCCTGACGGTCAATGCCAGCCTGAGCGAACCGAAATGGGTCGAATGGGCTAACACAATCCGCCTGATGCGCGTCCAGGACAAACGTACGCACTTCGAGATTTGCGATCTGTTCAAGTGGGCCAACAAGGATGATTTCTGGAAAGACAACATCCTGAGCCCGTCAAGCCTGCGCAGGAAGTGGGACGACCTAACTACCAAGCGCCTGCGCAGCGGTGGACAGCCAGTGAAGACCACTGCGAAGGGCAAGGTCGATTTCAACAACACAGACTGGATCAACGGGGTGTTCGATGAAAAGTCTTTCTGAGCAGATGGTCAGCATAGACCGTGAAAATTTTTCGCGCATAGCACGCGGCATGCCTGAATTGCCGTATGCGCAGGACACGCCCGCCGAGCAGACCGCTGAAATCTTCAACGCGCTGTTTAGTGCCTTGCGTGCAGCATTCCCGGCCAGCGTACATAGCTTCAGCGACCAGTCTGAGTTTGACGAACTGCGCCGCCAGTGGGCTCTGGCATTTCGTGAAAACGGGATCACCACCATGGAACAAGTGAACGCCGGGCTGCGCATTGCACGTCGCCAGGAACGTCCGTTCCTGCCGTCGCCAGGTCAGTTCATCGCATGGTGCCGGGAAGGTCATGGCGCCCTCGGTATCACCGTTGACGATGTCATGTCTGAATACTGGCGCTGGCGAAAGCTGGTTTTTCGCTACCCGACCAGTGAGCAATATCCGTGGAGCCAGCCCGTGCTCTATCACATCTGCCTTGAACTGCGCAGACGCGGTACTGACGGCCAGCTCAGCGAGAAAGAACTTGTTCGCGTTGCTGGTGATCTACTCCACGACTGGGAAATGCGTGTTCTTGATGGAAAGCCTGTTCCACCAGTACGCCGGGCACTAACCGCACCAGCTCAGGAGCGAGGCCCGACTCCGGCGCAGATGCTGATGGCGAAATACAAACAGCGAAAAGACGCTGGACTGATTTGAGAGGCAATCACATGGAAACCGTAATTCAAGCACTGGAAAAAATGGGCCGGGCGACATACCGCGAAGTTGCTGCCCGTCTTGAAATCGACCCGGTTGATGCGCTCACCATGTTACGTGAGCAGCGTGATCAGGGGTTGTGCGATTTTGGCGATGGCGGCTGGTTCCTCGGTACCGTGACAGGTCAGCCTCAGCAGTCAATGCCAAAGGCACCTGTTCATCCGGCGCCGCGTCTGAAAGGTGAGGAGCCGGAACCCGTTGATCCTGCTGTCGTCCGACAGCACCTGCGTGAGCAGGGGGCAATGACGACAGTTTCGCTGGCCGCGGCCGTCAATCGCAATGCCCGTGGGATGGTCTCTGTACTTCACGCGCTGGAGCGCCAGGGCGTTGTGGTGAAGAACGGGCAGGGCAAAGGCGTAACCTGGTCGCTGCCGGCGTCCTCGACAGAACCGGAGCCAGAACCTGCTGCTGAATCTGTAACCGCAGTCAGTGCTGAGCCTGAATTGGCCGCTACCGCGCAGCCGAAGGATATCGCGCAGATTATCAGGGAGATCCCCTCGTTCACCGAAGGGCGAGCAACTGCCCAGACCATTCCGACCGCTCGGGTGATCTCCCGCGAAATCCGCCGCGCCAGAAACAAGCTGGCGAGCCTGGAGAAACTGCGCGATGCGGTGCGCGTAGTTGGTCGGCATAAACATCTCGTTCAGCATCTGGTAAACGCGGAGGTGGAAAATGGCAAGGCATAAGACCCAAGAGGAACGCAGCCTGTTCATCGCCTGGATCATCGAGATGGTGAAGAAGCATGGTCACGCGACGACCAAAGACATCGTTGCAATGTTTGGTCTGCATCGCACCACCGCTGAGAAATACATCAGAGTTGCGGTGGAACGGGGGAATCTGATCCGCCACGGTCGCTGCTGCATCTTCCGCGACCAGCGCGCAGTTATCGACTTTGACAGGGAGCGTTTTACGCACCGGGGAGCAACAGAATGATCACCGAGAAAGATAACGTTTTTTATTGTGACTGCGGTTTCTCCTTTGAGAGGGGGCGCAGCGGCGCGCATACTTGTGACACTGGTTTGCGTAAGAAACTTGCCGAATCGGAAGCCAAGCTTGCTGCGCTAGCTGCTGAGAATGCGAACGCTCGCAATGCGGTGCAGGTGTTCTGCGATGTAGTTGGTGCAAATACAGACGCTATCTGCGAAGAGGTCGGGCAGGACGGTGTGAGGGCCATCCTTGCAGCAATGAACGCAACGGGGAACATGCCTTCCACAGACGCTTTCCTGGCTGAAGTGCGGGCGCAGGCTCACAAGGAAGGCGCTCACTTTGTTGCCAACCGAATGCTGGCTGCATGGGAGGCGGGCTTTATCGATGACACAGCGAAGATCGCGGCAGACATCGCGCGGATGATTCTCACCTCAACAGAGTTCATGGTTGATGCGCCGGAGGGGGATTTCGATCGCTCGTTCGCTGATGGCGTACTCGAAGATATCTCCATCCAACTTCGTAAAGGAGTGCGGTCATGAAAGACTTGAAAGTAGGAACTCTATGCCTGGTTATTGGCGGTAAAAATATTGGTAGAGGAGTGACAGTAATAAAAATTGATACTTCTGGTGATGATGAGTATCCGTTTTTGTGTCGTGCAACAGAAGGAAAGCTTGATGGAGGTAATCAAGGTTTGTGGGATTGCTTATGGTTTAAATTCAATCAGCTTTTGCCGATAGATGGCGAGACTGAAGTGAATGAAAAATTCGCGGAGGCCGCCCAATGAGCAAAATAGATGCATGGCTGTATGATGCAGAACACGCCGCAGCAGGCAAAGGAGCGGCATCATGAGCACTACCCTAAAAGATTGGCTAAAGCAGACCATAGCAGATCTTAAAGACGAGCGGGATGCGACGCCCGGCGCTGTAAACGAAGATGCGGCGATGGCGCTGACGGCAATGAAACTGGCGCTGGCATCGCTCGAAGCTGAGCCTGTCGCGTGGCTGTGGACTCATCCAGAACGCGAAAATGACGTATCACTGATAACGCCTCACAATGACGAGGATGCGGAAGATGCTATGGCGTGTGGCTGGTCTGTACAACCTCTTTACACCGCCATGCTTCAGGGTGCCGGCGGCAACATTGGTAAACTGCCAACCATCAAACTACCTGACATCAGTTCAAAGGCCTTCTGGAGCGGTACCGGGAAGAATGAGACCTTCCACCCTGAAACCTACCGCCGCTGGGTGAAAGAAGCTATCGAAATCAGCTGTACCATCGCCCGTGTCGATGTGGAGGTGAAATAGTGGATCCTTTACTCCAGTACGCTTGCAGACGGGTTACCGAACTGGAAACCCTTCTGCTGGTGGACGTGCAGGATACCGTCTGGCCTGCCGAGGTCGGAATGGTATATAGCCAGATTGAAAACGCCGGGGATCTCCCGGCACACCACCAGCGTCGCCTGAAACATCACATCAACCGGATGTGGCTTGAGAAAATGCCGGTACCGTCGATTGTCGTTGCTGCCCGTTCGCTGGCCGCCGCCATGGAGGAATACGCGTGAGAGAAATTATTGTCGATAACTTTGCCGGCGGCGGCGGGGCGAGTACAGGAATTGAAATGGCTATCGGGCGCAGTGTGGATACCCATGTCGTTTTTTCACGAACCTTAAAAAAAGCTTCTGCGCAAATCTGTCACTTGTCATTTTTTAGCAAAAAGTGCTATTCGTATGTAAAGATACGCACCTCTTTCCAATATTAAAATTTTAACAGTGCTAAATTTTGTTAGTATCGTGAGATTACCTCTGGGGTAACTTCGTCGAAAAGGTAGGTAACGTGAAAAACTGAGGCGTTTATCTTCGCCGATCGTGCTGGCATCCTGGTGATTGTATTATTGCTCTGGCAAGGTGGTTGGTATTAGACTACTTCATACCAACTGATGGTGATGTAACCGTTAAAAGTAGTTTCGCACTCTTAATAACACCGTATTCACTTACTTTAGAGTCAAGTATGGGGCGCCAAAGTCATGTCGGTTATCACAATTGTCGTGATGACGGCGGGTATGAGCATATTAGAGCTAGCGTGCCTTTCTTGAGTGGTAATGGCGACAATCAATGGCTTACACAGGGTTACTACTTTTGGACTGACTCCCTTTACTGGGCAGAAAAGTGGAATCCAGGGAAGAGGGTCGCTATAAGTGAGTTTTCAATCTCATTTAGCCACGATGAAGAACTGCTAGACTTAGTAGGCAACACTGCACAAATCTTTGAGTTTCAGCGTATGCGCGAAAGAGTCGCGAGTGGGTTACACCTCAAAGATGTCAGCAAAGTTACTGTAAGCCAAGTTATTGCGTTTCTGAGAGAACTAGAACGACAACCAAAGACAGCGGGTATATTCCCCTATCTTGCTATAAAGGCTCAGGATAACGCAAAAGTTGGGTTCTTTAGGCGCATGTCATTCATCGCCGGTCGTCGTGAGGATTTATGCCTTACTACGAGACAACAGATGTGTGTTTTTGCTCATGCTCGAGATGCAATTACCTTTAAAGGGTTTGTATCTCCAGATGAGTACAAAAACCGATAATGGGAGGATTTATGCTTTCCTTTGAAGAAAGAATGAAACTTTTGGACGCAGCCTTGGAAGCCCATACGCCGGAAACGCTTTTAGCTGAGCTAAGCTCATTTCCTGCTTACGGTGATTCTTTAGCGGCTTCATATGTAGCATGCGTTTCAGAAAACGTGACAGTGATCGAACCTTGCAATCTTTTCGCTTCGAATCCGTGTGAAAGCACCTATTCCTTTGACGATGAGTACAGCGAAGCTGCATAAAAATGAAACTTCAATTACATGGGAACAAGGTTAATCAACTCATTTTTGTTGATGCCGAAGACAGAAAATTGGATACCCAGTTTGGCCTTAGTTTTGAACCTGTATTCAATGATGAGAGCGTGCGGGAGTTCAAAATAGTTTTTGATTTTGAATACATTACGGAAGAGGGTAAATATCTTCGAGTTGACTATCATAGTGTTTTTACTACAGATAGCGACATTGGAGATGATTTCATAACCTCAAAGTTCCCTATCATCAACGCGCCGGCGATTGCCTTCCCATTCTTGAGGGCGTTCGTGGCTAATTATCTTATCAGTAGTGGTTTTCAACCGGTTCTTCTCCCTAGCGTGAACTTCGTTAACTTTGTTGCTGAAGAGATTTCGAAACCATCTTGAACCTCTGAAAGGTTACCGTGTTAGCTATAAAAAACCCGCCATGTGCGGGTTTTTTTGTGTCTCTTCGGTAGGGGGGGGGTTAACAAAACGTGCTCTTAAAATATTGCAAAATCCAAATAAGAGGTTTATAAAGTGACTGTATATTTATACAGTAAGTCGATGAGGAGGGAATCGTGAAAGTTGAATTAACCATTGATCGCACAAAGAAACTTCCAGATGGAGCAATGCCAGCGCTGGAAAAAGAACTGCTAAAACGGCTCCGGAATCAGTTCGAGGATTGCAGTCTGGTTGTTCGTCGTGCTGGTTCGGATGGGTTACCGGGTAACACCGCCTTCTGATAATATGAAATCAACGGTCTGAACAGCCGTTAGCCTGCTGCGCCACGGAGTGAACATCATGGCGCAATTACAACTTATTAAGCAGTCCTCAGGGATCCTGATCCCGGCTACGCCGGAGACCAGCGATTTGCTGCAATCAAAAATCAAGCTCGGCGCCGTGCTGGTGGCCGACTTCAAAC